GTGCAATTTCCCGCTGAAATAGCTTTTTGGAGCATATCTAAGCGTTCTCTGTACTCTCTTAAGAGGTAATCTAAATGTTGATCCACTATTTTTTCCCTGTTTGAGGTTTATTGGCGGCGGCAATAGCTTGCATTGCCTTTAATTCAAGCTCTTGCTGGTCTTTTTGTTGTTTGGACATCAGACTAGCTTGAGCAATACGCTCTTGTGAAGCGATTCTTTCCCGTTCAATCTGCAATCTTTGAGCAGCCTCTTGAGCATCCGCTTGATCTTTGGCTGATTTACGCTGTTCTTCAGCTTGTTTGAGCTGAAGTTCTTGCGCTTGCATTTGAATGACTGGATCTTGTGCTGCTTGCTGCGCTTGTTGCGCTGCAACTTCGGTTTTGTTGCGATTTAACAACGCATCAGAAGCTTGCGCTGCTAACTTGGATATTTGAACCTCCATATCCTGCGGAATTGTCTCATCATTTTCCTCTTCACCAGTAGGCAATGGAACGCCCATCATTTCTTCCATTTGCTTACGGTATTCAAAGGCTAAGTGTTGTTGAATATGCGCCATCGCAGCTGCACCAATCGCTTGGGCTTGTGGGTTTTGACCAATCAAAGCCGCCAGTTTTGGATCTTGCATAGCGTTCATATGCACTTTAATGTGCGCCTCATGGTCTTGGTAGAGGAAAGCCTTAACAGGTTTCATATTCAAGATATTCATGTTTTCCGTTACAGGATCTTCAGGCATTTGATCGTCTTCTAGCTTAATCAGCTTCTTGGCGTTCTTAATACCTAAGACTTCTAACATCTGACGGTGCAATACACCCATATCGTATAGCTGTGGAGCCTGCTGAGCCAGCTGTAAAACAGCCTGATACTGAACCACTTTCTGGCTCATGGTAGCTGCATTAGGATCACTGACTGGGATTACGTCACAGTTGTCGTAGTCTTCTTGCTTTGCAAAACGAGTACCAACGTCAGGCGTATAGCTGTATTGGTCTGGCGTGTAGTCGCGAATAATATCTTTTAAGAGCTTTAATTCTTGCTTTAAAGAATAATGAACACGGGCTTGTACCGCAGACATAACCTTTAAGGTGCGCTCTAAAATTGCCAGAGTTGTACCCACTGGGGTATTGGCTGACATATCGGCAATCTTCATATCGGATGCCGAGGCGAATCTACGTCCTTCTTCTACGATAGTGCCAAGCAAGCTATAGAGGACTTGTGAGGGTTCCTTATATGGTAATGGCAGAATGTTGTCCTTGAGAACCCCGCTTGGAACATCAACGTCTCTAAATTCTCCAGGGGAGATTGGGGTGTCATCACCTTTGATCCGCAAGCCACGGGCCTTAAAGCCGCCTGGCAAGTTGCTAAGTGTTCCTGCGTCCACCAGTTGACGAATAATAGACGTCCCAGATTTTGCAAAGGCGCCAACCAAATGAATAAGACCAAAACAGTAAAAGCCAAAGCCAGGAACATAGCCGTAATGTACGAAGTGATTGCGTTTTTGTTTAGTTTCATCTTCTGGTCTCCAGTTTCTACGGATAGCTAATACTTTTTGCGTACCCTTTTCTACGGTGACAATGTATGGCAACGCAATACCTGTCTCTTTGCCATCTGTATCTTTGTCTTCAAAGCCTTCAATATCCAAGTTGACCTGGATTTCAAGGATCTTATAGCGATCATCGGAAGTGGCCTGAAAACCCATCTTCTCGGCAATTTTCTTTTCTACTTCATCAAATGCGTTGCTTGGCTCGCCTAAATCAACATCGCGGTAAAAGCCAGCGACTTGGAGCTTACGTAATTCATTCTCAGTCTTACGCATGACGTGGGTAACACGCTCTGCACTTTGCAGGTCAGATGCGCCATAAGGAACAATTAGATCTTCTGCTGGTACAAATAACGCTACCTGGCGGTTGAGTGATGGATCAAAATAGACTTTCTTAAAGGCGTTACCTGAAAGGCCAAGACCCCAGCACATACGCTCGTGCTCTGGACGGTACTCAGGCATTTTCTCGGTAATCTGATAGTTCATGTCCTTTTGAACACGATCAGCCGATGCCATAATTTCAGGTGTTTCTCTGCCAACTACCACAGTCTTTACTGGGCCAGCTGGAGGTAAGGTCTCCATCACGGTTTCAGCTTGGAACTTAACTAGGGCTTCTGAAAGCAAAGGATGGTAAACGCCACAAGCGCCTTCCCATGGCTCGGAACGAATTTCAATCTTCATTCCCAGTAGTTCGATACCGTCAGTATAGGTTTGCATCCACTCTTTACGGGACGATACGTCAGCTTCTACGTCACCTAAAAGGTCATTACACAGTTGGGTTAAATAGCCTTCATCAAGGTGATCGGCGAGGTTATCGCTAAAATCATCTTCTGCTTCAATCTCAACCTCTAACCCTTCAATCTCAAGAAGGGGGTCTTCAAGTTCAACCTCGATTGGCTGCAGGTTTTGTGAAGCTGCTTCAAGTCCTTGTGGTAATTCGTAGAGTGCTTTATCTATTGCCATAATATTTCCTTAGTAATAACTTACTGGTCGTTTAGACTTAAAGTAACGTGGTTCATCTTCTTCATCTGTTTGCAGTCGGATAAATCCGCCTTTTCTAAATCGTATCAACGCCTGGGTGCTTGAGTCTACCAAGTCATCGTGGTCTGAATTGGGGAAAGCTGCTAATTCCTCAATCACTTCTTCCGCCCAACGCTTTCTTGGTGCCCATACTTTTCCTGAAGCAAACATGTCTGCTACAGAGTTTACACGCGTGATCTTGTCATTACCACGGGTTGGAGTAAATTCTTGTACTGGTATACCCATGGATCTTAGCTCAAATATGAGTGGAGCACCAGAGGCTTTTGCTTCCACAATGAACGCATCTGGCTCCCATTCTTTATACATTTCCATAGCCCGCTTCTTTAATTCTGGGAACTCTAGGCGTTCTTTTAAAGCATCTAGCAAAATAATGTGTGCGTCATTGGGATCTTCGTTTTTATAAAATACTCCCCAAGTTGTGCAGGCTGAGTAGTCTGAACGCTCGTTTTTAGTAAAGGCCGTATCCCAAGACTGGATCACAAAGTCACAGGCGGGAGGTCTATCCTCTTCCCAGATTTTCCACCATTCTCGTTTGACTATCGCGCCCTGCTCTGAGGTCGGATCTTGTTGATACTGCGCCTGCCATTTAGGTAATGGTAGTTCATCGCGCAGCTTAGATAATTCATCCAAACTCCAGAACTCAGGCCATAAAGGTTTACCTGTAGGAAGGATCGCTGGCAGACTAATAATGTCCCAAACGTCACCATCTCTATCTATAATGGACTGGCAGATCTTTCCTGTAAGGTCTCTTTTTGCCCAACGAGTCATCACCACGACTATCGACCCACCTGGCTGTAGACGCTGCCGTGGTCCAGAGGTATACCATTCAAAGATCTTGTCAAAAACCGTAGGGTCAGATGCCGCTAACGCAGCCTCTTGTTCTGAATGGGGATCATCAATAATCAGTAGATCCGCGCCCTTACCTGTTACGGTACCGCCAACACCAATCGCAAAATAGTCTCCGTTCTCATTGGTGGCCCAACGACCTGCCGCTTTTGAGTCTGACCTAAGAGAGACGTTTGGAAAAATCTTTGAATACGGTTCTGAGGCTACTAAGTTCCTGACCTTACGACCAAAGCCTACGGCAAGTTCTGCCGTGTTAGAACACTGAATAATCTTTCTATCAGGGTATTTACCTAGATACCAGGCTGGCAGAAGATAGGAGGCAAACTCCGATTTAGTGTGGCGGGGAGGCATATTGATAATAAGTCGTTTGATTTTCCCATTGGCGATATCCTCGAACTTCTGAGCCATTAGCGCATGATGTCTTCCATAGATAAACCCAGGCCACATGGACTTTACAAAAGACAGGAAGTCTTCTTGCCCAGCTTCGCGCTCTTCGGCTTCCCCAAGACTTTCAATTAAAGGCAGAAACTTGGCCTTTTCTTCCTCTGGCAATAGGTTAAACAACTCTTCTATATTCAAGACAAATCCCTTAGACGGATATACGCAGGCCGTATAGACCTAGCCCTTTTAGTCAACCCTTTGCAAACCCCAATTTCAATCAGGATACGCATTTTTCGCGATACGTTCGAACGGCTTTTTTCGCCTGTAATTCTCATAATGTCATCAATAGTCGGACCGTAGCCAAAGTTCTTCCAGTACTCATCAATAATCAAAAAGGTCTCCTTTTGAGCAGGACTCATTTCTTAACCTCATGGCTCTTTAATCTTTCAATTAACTGCTCTGTCAATATTTGAGCAGAGGCTTCATTACCTCTCATTGCGGCTATGGTTAGCTTCTTTTCTAAAATCAAGTTATTCAACCGATGGGATGCTTCGGCTATATCTTTTTGAATATCGTAGATAGACCTCATCTGCCACAATCTTCCATGCCAGCCGTATAGACTGGTTTTTTCCAGCGGGGGTCATTCTCCATCACTATCAAATCATGTAGGCTTGTTAACTGAAGAATGACAGAACGCATCTCCGCTAAAGTCAAAACCCTAGCCATAGACATTACTGCCTCTACTCTCATCTTCCGTATATCTCCGTCAAACATGCTTTCCAAAATATATACCCCCTACCCTTTTTCATTTGAATTGTTAAGGGGGGGTGTTTCCTGTATCTCTTCGGGCGCGGTCTGTCCAGAAATAATACCCCCACCCCCCTCTACAGATACTTCTAATGAGTCAGGGTAAACACCTATGGACTCGCAAGTATCTGATTCTAAAGGATTTGTCACTATAACAGCTGTTAGAGTGAGATCTTGCGTTAAGGTATTTGAGTCGGATTGTTTGTCATCTGAATCGGATTGTTTGAGGAGATTACTATGCAAGGTCTCTTCTCCAGAATTGGTCGAATTTTGGGGGTCGGGGTGTAGTGGGTCGCTGGGTTCTAGGATCTGCGAAGGGGTGGCGGGTTCGATCTCTATCGCATCAGCGTCAATGGCTGGCATTGGATCAGAGAGCTCTATTAGTAGGGATTCAGCCTTGCGCTTGGCTAAGTCATTCAGTTGGCGGGAGTTTCCAAACGCTTGGCGCAGTCCTTCGAGTAGCTTCTCTTTTATGTCTGCGCTTGTATGCAAGTGGATATGCTCCTTACGCTCAGAGAAGAGAGCAACCTCACTCATCTTGCCTATTAACTCTAGAGCCTTTAGCTTATTACTGGTCTTTTCCTCGTCATTGATAGCAATACTTACTAGGTTTTGTATTGCCATTGTCCTTATTTGAGTGGGAATAAGATATTCCCTTGCTTCATTAGCCAGTTGGAAGGAGTCGATCATTGCTGAAATCTTGGGGTTTTTTGCGAGTCTGCTTGCTTGCTCTGCTTGACTCTGTGGGCTTGCCTTACTGTCATAGGTTTCTCTGTATGCTTTAGCCTTTGGTTTACCTAGTGCGACTGCCTTTGCAAAATCCTTTTGTTTCTTGGTTAGATTGATCTTATCCGCATTGGCTACGCCTACGAGTATCTGCTCTATGGGGGTTTGTTTAATCCCTTCTTTGATTGCTTTGCGCGATAGTTTAGTCATAGGTATAAGTTAGGTATTCGATAACCCCAAGTATAGGACACTTCTAGAAGGTTAGTAAAGAAGGACAGGTTTAGAGTCTCTTCCCTCTCTTATATGAGTGTCTTACCCTTGGAGATCTTAAGCCTTTAGCCTGTTTCGCTTCGCTTCTTTAGCCCGCTTTTACCTTTGCCACCTTCAAAAAATATTTTATGTCTTGCCCTTACTTTTCCCGTTTTCAACAGTCTTGTATGTATAGGACAAAAAAAGATTGATTTAGCCCTGAGTATTTGGAAAGTCAATCGTCTTATAGATGTAGCACCTTTTAACCTACTGGAGAATTAACATCTTGAATACATACACACAAGAGCAAGTGAAACAAGCATTAGACATTATGGAAACTGTTTGGGAAGATAGC